GCAGAAAGAGCACCTGCAGCCATATTCAGTCCCCGGCTGAGTTTACGAAGGTTTGGTTCTTGCTTGCTCTTACCTTTACGAAGAAGATCCACAACCTTTTTCCTTTTTGTCAAATCAAGGGTCAGACCGTCTTCTAATTTAATCTTATCAACAATCTGATCCATAAAGTCATAAATCTCTGCTTCAGTTGGATCAATGTCAATGATATACGCACGAGTTCTTAGCGCACCATCAGGATCAAGTTTATCCATTTTCAGGTTGGTAATAAAGACGATCTTACCGGTGAACTCAAAGTAACGAGGAATGAGATTTTGGTCGAGCATTTCTTCGTCTGTGATATCCTCTTCAGGATCAACCACGTTTTTACCCATTTTGTTCCAAACAAGTTTACGAATCTTTTTGGTATCAGTTGCAGCCTTGAGAAGGTTTCTACTTTCCTGATCCTTAAAGGCATCGTCACTGTCATCAAAAAGAATGATATCGTTCTTGTAACGAAACAGTAGAGAATACATACCAGCAGCAGTTGTACTACCCGTATTTTTAAAGTATCCTGATCCGTCTCGCAGACCCATGTCAGCAAGAACCTTTTCAGTGGTATGTGTTTTACCAACACCACCTCGACCAGCAATAAAGATTGCATTGGCTGCGCCGTTAACAGTTAGTTTGAGAAGGTTTTCCAAATCATCAAGTTGCTTCTCAAAGCTGATGCGGTCACGATCAGCCAAAAGCTCATCGGCGTTACTGTTATCAGCATATTTTTCCTTGCCTGATCCACGCTTAACAGTTCCTTTTGTACAACCGACTGCAAGTAGGATGTTATCCTTTGATTGCTTGATCTTACCAAGATCAGTGGGTTTACCCACGAATTGAAATTTGGTTCCCTTCTTTTGCATTAAATTAGGAAACATGCCGTCAATCGCGTCAAATACTTTTATCCCGGCGGTTTTATAAGTTTTATAAACCTTCCCTTTTGAAAAACCTGAAGCGGACATCATTTCCACAATGTCATCAAACATTCCGCTAACATCCCCTACAGCAGCCGCGGCTTCAGTAAGATGTACAAACACAAAGGAAGGCTCCATGTGTTCATTAAGTGATACACCGTCGGGCAAAGTGTAAACCGTTTTACCGGTTGGTCCACCAGCATTGATAATATTTGCAATAAGCGGAACGGTTTTAACTAAACTGGTTGCTCGGTCAAACTCAATATAAACAGGATTTTTACTGTTAAGCCAAATGTCAATAGACGCAAGACTTGTAGCAGTAGGGCCTGAGGATTTCCAATTTAATCTAACACTGACATTACCTTTGCCAGAAAATAGTCGAATACCGGTACCTGAACCGGATGAACCACCTGAATATTTTTCTAATCCAGGAAGCTGGAAGAATGAATATCCGGTTTTACGTTTAAGATATTTTGTAATTAGAAAAACTGCTTTACTGAGTGAACCAGTTGAAATGTCTTCTTTGATAAAATCTTTAAAATAGCGTGTGCTCATGAATAGTATTTATAAACATTACTATTTATATTTTTTATTCACTTAACAGCCCTATTCAACTTTAAAATCGCTAAAGTCTGAAGAACCTCTTCCTCCGCTAAATGGCTTATCAGGTACCGGAGCAGAAGGGGTTTGTATAATGTTTGCGGTAGGATCAGCAATATCGTAAAGCCGCATTTTGGAACGATCTACCCCAACAGTAAATCTTTTATTTGTAGAAGGATCATTATAACGATTCTTAAGTTGTTTAATCATTAATTGACCCATGCTTTCAAGCTGTTCGTTGGAAATAAGAGCAATCATTAAGTCAGCAGTTGCAGGCAATCCAAAACTTTCAGAAGTATCAGTAAGCTCGACATCGCTGTTATTAAAACCTGTTCGTGTTACTTGCGTTGCGCTCCATATAGGAACATTGGTTTCTACTGCAAGGCCTCGAAGTTCTTCAGCAATTGCTTTAATTAAAGAATATGTATTAACACTACCGCTTAAACCTTTGATACGAGATGATGAACAGATGTTTAAATAATCAACATATACCACATCTGGAATGAAATCCTTTTTCATTTTAAGTTCGGTTAGCAGAGCGCGAAAGTGGCCAACATGAGCGCTTGCAGTGGGATACTCTTTCACCACAAGCTTACCTGCTGTTTTACTTGCAATAGCTTCAACCTTTGACGTAAAGCGATCATTGGTCATGTCCTTTAACTGATCAATGCGAACATCAAAAAGGTTTGCATCAATACGTTCGGCAATGCGTTCTTCCGCCATCTCCAGCGTAATATAAAGAACATTCTTACCTTGTGAAAGCGCAGCTGAAGCAAGGTGACACATGGCCAAACTTTTACCAACCCCAGTTCCAGCAAGAATAATATTCAGCGTTTTGTTTGGTACACCACCGTTGGTAATGGTATTCATCATATCAAGATCAAATGCCATCTTATCTTCATGAGTATTGTAAAAGTCAAATCGAGCTTGAGCATTTTCAATATAATCATGACCAACATTGGTATCAAAAGTGACACCTAAAGCTTTACTTAGAATATCAGGTATTGCACCTTCTGCTTTATCTTCACTCTTACCATCAATAATGTTAATGGCTTCCATAACCGCAAGATGAACTGCGCGGTCTTTACACCATTTTTCAGTTGTGGTAATCAGCCAAGAGTCATCAGCTTTAGCAGGAGACTCAAAAGAGTTAATCGTTTGAAGAATCTCATTCACATTAGAACGAGAAGAATAATCAGAGCTTTGCAGCTCGATTGAAAGAACCTTAGAATTAGGAAGCTTATTATACTTACCAACAAACTTTAAGATAAGATCGTATACCGCTCTATCTGAACCTTCAAAATATTCAGGGCGGAGGTGTGGCATTGCCTTACGACAATACGTTTCATTATGTACTAAATTATTTAATATAATGTCTTCAATTTTCTGGGTCATTCTGTCCAATCTTAAATGTGTTTTCGGCTATAATAGATGTAAGTACATTTCCAATATGTCGTTCAAAATCTTTATTGGATTGTAACTGTTCTTTGGTGTATTCTTTATTACCTTCTTCAACTTCGTAAAGAAAGCTTAAACGACCAACCTGCTCACCGTCTACTTCTTCTTCGGTGAGTTTAACATCTCCATAAGCATATACCGCGCTATTGTATATACCACTTGTTAGTTTAATTGAAAAGTGATCTGTATGAAGATCACTATCCACCAGCTTGTAATCAAATTCTTCTTTCATAAGAGATAAAGGGGCTGGGCACCACCACAATACCCAGCCCCCCTTTAAGGTTCTACTTTTCAGTTGATGAGCTCTCACCAGCAGAACCAGACTCGGGAGCAACAGGATCGTCTCCCAGTAATGAACGGTGAGCAACTTTAAATTTATTTTCAATAGCTTCGGCAAGGTCAGTCTTTTCAAAAAGTGTTTTCCAAAAGTCTGCCTGAAGCGTATCCTTCATACGAACGTTACCTGTAAGCTCTTCTTTGGTTTCAGGATTAACGGCCATGTACCATCCGTTTTTTGGCTTGATAACATATCCCATATCAAGTGCAACTTCAGTGAAACCTGACCAGCGTTCAATACCGCCTTCCCACGAAACTGAAATAGGAATCTTGCTTTTCTCTTTGACAAAGCGAGATTTCTCAATGTTAACCACAAAGTCATATCCAATAACTTCGGTTCCCTTCTTTTCTTGTCTCCGGCCAATCACCCAAACGTTGTCAGCACTGTACATAACACCAGTACCGCCACTAACAACCGCCTTTGGAAACAGACCTTGTTCCATATAAGTGTGATTGATCGCTAGAAGAGGAATGTCGTTAATTGTAAGAAAAGGAGTAATCATTCTGAAAAGACCTTTAAGAGCTTTGGCTCTGGTCATATCAGCAACGGACTTTTCATTCACGGCATCTTCAACTTCTTTCTTTGAAGCAATGTTACCAACCGAATCGATAATGATAATTACTTTGTCTTTACGCTCGATCTCTTTGAGTTGATTGACAATATCAAATTTAAGTTCCTCAATGTTTGTAACAGGGCAGTGAAGTACCCGACTTGTGTCAATATCAAACGATTCAAAGTATGCTTGAGGTGAACCAAACTCTGTATCGTAAAAGATCAGTGCTGCGTCTTTATGCTTTTTAAGATATGCTCCTGCCATGAGAAGCGCAAAGCTTGTCTTGAAGTGTTTACTTGGTCCTGCCAAAACAGTAAGACCCGAAGCAAGTCCTCCATCAACACTGCCGCTTAAAGCCACGTTGACCATTCCCACTGGAGTTGAAGTAAGATCCTTTTCAGAAAAAAACTTTGAATCTGAAAGAATATCTGCACCCTTAACACGGGTGGTTTTCATTAGTTTATCGAGTAATGCCATATATTTTGCTGTATTTGTTCTTCTATATTATACCATAAATTACGATTGTTGTACACCTTAAATAAACGCTTCAAGGGTTTGAGGTTGTTCTTCAACATGTACGGTTTGTGATTTGTTATCAAAGACTGCATATTCAGCTTCTATCGTATCTAGTTTTCCGTCCAACCAATCGTAAATAATTTGTGCCATATCTTCCGCAGTTGTAACCGGAACATTCTGACATATCATGTTGAGATTCTTTCTGCCTCCCTGCAATTGAAAATCGCTTGGCATTTTCATAATTGCTAAACACTCACGAATTGTAAGATATCTATCTTCAACGGGATGCGCAAGACACATTGGCATGTGACCAACAAAAGCTCCAGCGTAATCCTTTGGAATTTCTGTAGTTTTCCTCATAATACCACCGCCCGATTCCAGTTTCTTATGCATTGTTAAACAGCGTTCTGCCTGCTTATCAAATCCTTTGGAAGTCATCCATTCAGAAACTTCGTCGTATTTCTTCCCGCAATTTTCTAAATAGTCCAGGGGATTAATAGTTGTCGTGATCTTTTCTTGAAATTCTTTATGAGTAATACCGCCTTCAAGTTCTTCAAGGACATACTTATAGAATGGATTATCGGTTGGCTTATTTTTATTCGTAATCTCATTCATAGGATCATCATCAGACACAAATGCATTTAGAATAGTGTCCTCGATCTTTTCATTCGGTCGATAATAAAAGGTCATATGGGGAATAGAGGTTCCTTTCCAAAAGAAGTAAAACGATCTATCGCGCTTCTGACTTAAGCCGTGCAACTTTGACTTTGTTTTATACAAAGACATAGTATAGCCATTAGCCTTTGCAAGCTTTCGAAGCTTCTTTACAATGGGTGCTCCCATTGCGGTTGCAAGTCGAGGAGCGTTTTCTCCCCAAAAGACCTTTGGTTTTATTTGTGTTAAAACGTATTTCGCAGATTCAACCATCCAATCATTAGCTTTATTGTCTGATGAACTGGATGGACTAAGGGAAGATAGTCCAGCGCAGGGGCAAGTTGCTCCTACAACATCTACTTCTTTTAAGGAAGAAGGAACTTCATTTTCGTCGATTCTATAATATGGTACATTCTTATGATAAGCGAGGTATTGCGAATCATTAGCGCCAAATGCGGAATATGACAAAATATATTCAGGCTTTTTCTTGAAAACATTTTCTGTTCCAAAAGGGAGGCCGCCGATAAGAGGTACGATTGCTGCGTGATTATATGACATTTTCTGTGCTTTCCATTATGTGTTTAAAGGTGTGTGACGCGTCTTGATGAAGCTTATAAAACTCAAACGCATCATTTCTCATTTGTTCTCTTTTTTCTTTATTGTCGATGATATCCATCATTTGATTTAACGTTCCGTCAAAATCGTTTTCGTCAAACCATATTGTTCCAGAGTTTTCACATTCGGTAAGCTTTTTTCCATAGTGTCGATGTGTGCAAGCATCTCCATACTTTTTATCAAAAACTGGAATCGTACCTGTGCAAACAACTTCGCAATGGGTATACTCAATTGATCGCTGAATAAAGTGTTCTTTCAAGTGTGAAAGTTGATAACCAAAACCCACCTTTGACATTCTTTCAAGCATTTCTTCTTGAATGTAAGGACCAAACACCTGAGCTGGCGAACCATAAGCTTCGGATAAATCATATTGATTCGGGTCCTCTTTAAGCAAATTATTAAAATTAGGTACGTATTCTTTAAAATTTAAAAACGCAGGTGAACGTTCAATTCCTTCGAATGTTGTTAACATTTTATTCTGCGCCAAATAGCCATCGGCGAATTGGCCCATTTTCTTATAACCTTTCCAGGTTGTAGTTCTACCAATCCACTTGTGATGACGCGGTTCGTCGCACTGCTCTTTCCAATACTTTTCTTTTACTTCGTCAAAATACATTCCCGGCTGAAATGGAAGAATCGGCTTGCCTTGTTCTACGCCAAAAAGCGTTACCTTTGTACCAACCCTTTCCTCTGCATATTTTGCGAAATCGCTTGTTGTTGAATGTACAAAAATTGCATCAGCCCGCTCAAGCGTTTCGTCTAATGCAGCGTTTCGTCTAATGGACAACAGCGAATGATCGTGCTGAATAAGCGCGACTGGTACTTTAATTTCATTAAGCATTCTTTTGAAGTTGTCAATAGCTTCTTCAGGAAAGCTTATAGCGGGTAAAGAATTGATAATTGCAAGATCCGCCGTCGCGTTGATCTTCTTAATCATCTCATCAACTCCATCATTGTTTGAAAATTTCAATCTAATAATGTTATTAGTGTGATGAGCATTTTTACGAGTCCATGACTTATCCTTAGCCGCAAATACAATATAGTCATAATCATTACAATCATAATACTTGCACTGTTCAATGGTAAATTTTGTCACGCCGCAGCCTTCAATTCCTCGGCCTAAGATAACTGATATATTTTTCATTACGATAAAATTTTATTGTTAGTTTATATATGTAGTTTCAATACCAGCTTCTCGAAAAAAGCTTTGCGCAAAATCGCATGATTCATTCCAACGATCTTTCTTTGTATGCTTTTGCATTACCACCTTCTTAATCCCGACTTGAATAATTGCTTTGGCACATTCATGACAAATGGGCAATCCATAAACATAAATGGTTGATCCATATAATGAAACACCAGTACGAGACGCGTTGTAAATCGCATTCATTTCTGCGTGCGATATCCTTTTGTATTTTAAATCTCGATCAGCATAAAGCTCTGGTAAGTCGCTCATTCCACGGGGGAATCCATTATATCCTTGTGAAAGAACTTGACCGCTTTCTCCGACGATAACAGCACCGCATTGTGTTGAAGGGTCTTTAGACCAAGAAGCAATTTCTTTAGCTAAAGATATGTACCTAGTGTTCCAATCTGTAAACATAAACTTACTCCTCTGTATCTGAAGGCTTGACACGATTTAGAAAGTCGCGGTCTGGGCATTGACCATCAACACTACCTCGGATAAAAGATACCGCAAAGCTTGCATAATTAATCATGTCTTTAAATGAATCTTCAACCGACTCAAAGTTTGGCTCGTAAGTAGGATCGAGTTCCATTGCTTCAACAACGCTTTGAGCACGAAGCACTTTGGCGTAAATGATTTCAAGGATTGTCTTTACTCCGCTTGGGTAGTAATCGGATTGACGAATTCTTGACTTGGGATTTTGATAGTCGTTTGACTTTTTAAGCTGAAGTTCAGCGCATTCTTTTAAAACGCGAAGGCTTTCTTTATCGTTATTCATATTGCTATTATACACTATATCAGTGTGAATGTAAATAATTATTTGACAAACTTGAAGTGACGTTCGTACACGTGAAGTGAACCAACTTGCCATGTGATATCACCAACTTTATAATCGGCTTCACCGTGACGGTTAATATCAGCAACAAGATTTTGCAGAACATGTAGTTGCCAAGCATAGTCATTACGATAACCAAAGATAACGTCATTGCTTCGCATTTGAACAACGGCATTCACTTGGTTTCCTCGGATAAGATATTGAACTGCGTTGGTGCAGATAAAGTCAGACATGCCGTCAACCGAAAAGTCTTCGTGCATTGTCGGCCGTTGGTAAATCATTACCGCTCGGCGTGTTTGTCGATCAACAAGCAGTTGTGTTAAAACGCTTTGGTATTGATTGAAGTTTTCATCGCTGCTGATTAGATATCCGTAGTTGGAGTTGATCATACCACTATCAGATGAAATGCTTTTCCAGATGGCTGGAGTTTCACCAGGGATATCTTTAACGTTTAAGCTTTGGCTTTCATACCAAGCAATTTCACGAGAGATGTATTCTTCATTAGGTGTGCCGAAGATTGCAGGAGCATCAGCAAGAAAGCTCGCACCA